AAACTTTTCCAGTCCTTTTACTTTAACTTTCTTTTTATTCTCACGATTTTTTTCAAAGGTCTCAATAAATTCGGAGATGTTATCATACAGTTCAAACTGTTTCATGTTGCCTTCATTATCTTCATACATTTCACCTTCATCTAAAATACCGAATTGTTGTGTTGCTTTGTATTTGACATAGAGTTGTTTCTTCTCTTTCATAATACGGCGTAGAAAGGCAAAGTAAATAATTTGTGTGAAGTAGGCAAAAGGATTCTTTGACTTGTCGGGGTCAAAGTTTCTGAAATACATTAAACAGTTTTCTATGCCGTCAGCAATCATCTCATCTCGGAAAGAATATGAAATAAAGTTTGGCTTGCGTGATAGGTGTTCTGCAATCTTTAGAAAGCATTCACCAATATAGTTTGGTATGCGTGGGTCTTCCTTACCTTCTGTCTTGGCAATATCGCAATTGACACGATATTCAATAAGTGCTGTAAGGAAGTCAGCATTGTTTACATAGTGTTTTTTAGTCATAATAATCTCATTTTAACATAATCATACCAATAAAGCAAGGTATATTTTTACATTTACCTCAAATAAAGCTTGACACACATTTTTGATAGTGTTATCATAGCGGTGTTCCGTTTTAATGTATAGTTCTACCTTTAGATGATTCCATAATCTCCGATATGTTGAATTCATCCTCAGTATCATCTTCCCCATCATCATCGTCAATGTCATTAACATTACGTTGAAGCGACTGCTCAATTTCTTCACCCTGTTCACTCAACAGGAGTTCTGCCTCATTTGCAGCATCAGTATAATATTTAATCAATGATTGTCTTGGAGAAATCACGGTTAGAATATCTTGCACATACAAACAGGCAGAGTTACTCTGTATCAATTCAACAGGTAACCAAGGTCCCATCATCATAACAGACTTACCAGTTGGTAGTCTTTTGAAAAACAAAAGCATTGGCCTGTTAACATGAACAATACCAGATTCTTCATCTTCTTTGTAATTCGCAATTATATCCTCACCCGATTGCAATCTTATAATTTTTACGTTATCCATTTTTGAGGTCTATGTTATAAAACTTGTAATTGAACTTTTCATCATCGTATATTTTAACACGTTCAACGAAATGTTTCAAGGTATAATTAGTATGTTTGCCTATTCTAAAATCATCTGCGATATCAAATAGTGTTGCTTCTTGTTTGTTGTCACCAATTCTAAGACCTCTACCTATCGATTGGAGATTACGAATTCTAGACTTTGAAGGAGAAGCGAAAACAATATTGTGTAAGTTGCGAATGTTAACGCCAGTAGAAAAGGTACCATAAGAAGCCACAATAATAGCATCTTTTTCCTTTTCAGTAATTGAACGAATCGATTCACGAACTTCAACATCTGTTCCTCCATAAACAAAAAATACATGACGATTCTTTGTATGTTCTTTTATCAACGAATGTAAATCTCTACCATGTTTTTCCACAAATTGAAACAATATGAGTGTATTGCCTTCAAGTGATAGAACGAGGTTCTTTATGAATTCGTTTCTTGCTTTATTTAGGACTATGTAATCCACTTCTGTATTGTAGTCCCAATCTCTAGATTGTTTACATACAGTTTCGGGATATTTTAATATCAAACACTTGATTTTAAATTCAGCCAAGTGTTTACTGTCCATCAACTCTTTGGTTGTGGTCGCTTGAAATACAGGACCAAATAGACCTTCTAACACCAATCGGTGTGTTTGTGTACCATCAAGTGTACCTGTGCAACCAATACGATAACCTGCATTTGTGCAACCAGACATAATAGTTGCAAGTGATTTGGCTTTGAATTGATGTGCCTCATCACCAACTACAAAATCAAATTGTTCAAAGTATTCTTGTGGGTTTTTATAGATTGATTGCCAAGTAGTGATAGTTAGAAACTTGTTTGTGTGTTTCTCTTTACCAGAATATTGACGATGACAATACTGTTCTGAATCATAACCATAATCTTCAAAGTCTTTATACATCTGTTCAACTAGTGAAGTAGTTGGTACAATTAACAGACCTCTACTATTCTCTATTTGCAAATGGCGAATGATAAGATAAATGATTAAAGATTTACCTGATGCCGTTGGTGACAATAACATCAATCGTTTATTTCGTATTGCATGAACAAACGAATTTAATTGGTAATCTCTTACCTCATGTGGTAACTTTAATGTATCAACAAACTCTTTAGCTTCAACCAATGAGAAAATCTTAGTGGTTCTTAATTCAATATCAATATCAAGAGTGTATTTTCTTTCTTCACAAAACTTTTCAATGTATGCAATAAGGCCACGATATATGAGCATGGTTCTTAGGTCTAATAACCTAATCTTACCATCCCAATATCGTGATTTGTATGCAGGTGTAAATTGATAACCTGGTACATAAAATGTAAAGTAGTCAGAAAGTTCTTGTGATATGTTTCGTTCACTAACAACACGAATATATGCTTCGTTGACTTTCTCTAATCGTATATCAAACACCTTGAATGAATCTTTCCCATGCTATAAAATCACGCAACTGAAATGTGCGTGAGTTCAATTCTTTAAGTATGCTTTGACAGACCTCAACGATTTCTTCATGCAACATTTTTTGTGCAGTCAGTCTGTTTAAATCTTCATCACTCTCAAAGTATGTAGTAATCTCAGATTTCAATACAAAAGGAAATGGTTCCCAACCGTGGTGTTTAAGTTGGTCATCATCTAATTTACCTGTATAGTATTCCCACTTCACTTTTTTCATTCTATTGAATTTAAATTCGGCTTCTTTTGAGAGCAAGCGATGCCGTGAAAGTATATTCAAATACTTACTATGCAATTGGGGTATGTTGATAAGTGCTTTGCCAGGTTCTGTTCTATCAATAACAGAATCGGTCGCCCACATATTTAATAATTCATCAAGTTTAGTCATTACAAATCCTCCTTAACGGAGTATAACACAGTTAATTTACTTTGGCAACATCAAAATAGGAATATCTGAAGGTAGCATCAGCTGTAATTGCCGTGTCTGGACTATCAGTAGTGGACATAACAAAGGTAGATAATGATGTAGGAAATACATCATAAAATTTAAACGTATAAGTTGGGTTGTTTGCCGATGATAATATGGTAAGTGTTGCATCAGAATATTGGGGTGGTAATCCAGATAGTTGACGTATACCTGAAGTTTTACTTAATGTACCCAAATTTTTATATTCTTTAAAATCGGTAGGGAAAGTCATGCCACGGATCCAATCGTGAACTTCTAACCAAGATTTTAAAGCTTCATCAACTAAAAAAGTAACATTCAACAAATCATAAATTGCTTTTTCACCTGGTTTATACAAGTCTACAAAAGGAGTATTTTGTGGAATTTCTGATAGTGAGATGCCAGGAACAGTTATAGTCTGGCAAAAATACTGTATGTTTGGTAACCTAGCAAAGTTCAATTGGAACTTATTAGGATGCAAGTAGTTTGGATTTTTAGGATTTCTAGTAAGTGCTGTCATAGTGGACTATTTAGGCTAAAAAAAAGACCACCCGAAGGTGGTCTTTTAAGAACTCTCTTATCGGAGTTTTTATTACATGATGTTAGCAATACGGAAACTACGATAGTAGTTGTTCGATTGAACAGTCAATGCGCCGAGACCTTGACTTGTGCCTTCTGCAAATGGATTGGCAACTAGACCATAACGAGTCTTGAAACCAATTTTTGGTTGGAAGGTACCTGTGTCAACGGCACGGACCATTTGTAGTGGTACATATGGGCAGTAGAAAATACCTGCGTCATATGCATTTGTACCTTTGTAACCAACAACAGCGAATTCGTTGGTTGAAGATGTTTGTGCATATGGGTCGATATAAACTTTAAGGCGACCGAACATTGTACCAGCAAATGTGTTACCAGTATCGTCAACTGTTAAGTTAACTTGACCTTGTAATGCTGAGTTGTAATCAAGCAGACCAGCCATCGCAAATGCAGATGCAACATCTGAAGAAACGATGATGATATTACCTTTGCCTCTACGAGTAGTTTTGGCAATTGTATTAGCTTCACGTTCAATTTGGAAAGCAAGACCTTTGATTTTTTCAACCATCCAACGACCGTTAGAGTCGGTGTCTAAGTCGAATGTACCACGAGTTGTTGTGCCAGCTTGGCAACCTAATTTAGATACGCCATAGATTGTGCGGATAACTTCACGGTTAATCTCAGCAAGAATCTCAGTAGAGAGAATGTTTGCTAATTCTGTTTCTGCATCTAAGCCATGAACTGCTTTCAAGTCTTGTGCAAGTTCCATTGAGTATTCTGCCTTCAAAGCACGAGTCTTTGCAGTAACAGTAACTTTCTCAATTGAGAATGCCATTTCTTGGAATGTGTTACCAGAAGCGCCATCACCCAAAGCTTCAGCAGAACCAGTTGTCATTGCAGCAATTGCAGCAGCGTTACCAGCAAATGTGTTATTAGCAGCATTGTCAGTTGGAACTGATAGAGCGATTTGAGCGCCACCACCGTTTGCACCAGCGAAACCTGTGTTTGCTTCGTTGAAGAAAGCTTCTGTACCACTTTGACCAGCATAACGGGTACGCATTGCAAAAATCAGACCTGTAGGACCTGTCATTGGCTGAACGCCAGCAACGTCATACGCAATCAAATTTGGCAATGAACGGCGAACCAAGCTGATTAGAATTGGGTCGAAACCGGCAACAGGACCACCTGCAGCAGCTGAACCACCGAAACCGCCTGTACCAGCAAAGTTTGTTGGTGAACCAGCTTCGTTAAGCATACCAGATGCTTTTTGCATCTCGACTGCTTGGTTTTCAAGAATAACGGCTGTAACAGCCTTACGATATGGGTCTTTAATAGACGGCATATCTGGATGATCCAGAACGCCAGCCCATTTAGTTTGTAGATTTTCGGACAAATACATTTTATTATCTCCTAATTTTTAGAGTTTTGTTTTAGAAATTGCGTTTGCGACTGCGTTGACAAATGGGTCAGATGACACCTTTTTATCGTCTGCATCGCCTAATTCCTCATGCAACTGTTTTTCATCGGCACGTTTAGTACCTGATGGGAAATAGTTCTCACGAATTGTTTCAAGTTTATTTTTGTATTCGTCCTCTGTGGAGAATTCAACACTCTCTGCGAGTGATTTGATTTTTTCAACTTGAGTTGCTGTGAGACCTTCGCAAACAACATGAGTGATTTCATTTTTGCGAGCTTCAACTAAAGATTTTTTAGTTTGAATACCACGCTCGATTTCTTCATTGAGAGAAGCTTCAAGTTCTTCAACT